CTGAAATTTCTAATATAGTTAATTCTATATGCGTTGATTATTTAAAAATACCAAGAGATAAATTATTCATAGAAAATACCATAGGCTTAAGAGATATAATAATACCTGGATATAAGCCATTTCAAGCATTAAATTGGCTATGTTCTTTGTCGTTATCTATAGAAACATCATCTATAGGAACTACATATTTATATTATGAAAATAAAAATGGGTTTAATTTTTCATCATTAGCATCATTGTATAAACAACCAACATATAGAACTTTTATGTATGATATAAAAAACCTACATAAACCAGATGATTATATGTTATCTGATGATAATAAAGAAGTTAATTCCGTAATTTCATATAAACATATAAATAATTTTGACACCTTAGCAAATTCAAATAGAGGAACTTTTAATAATAAATTGATAACATTTGATCCATTACGTGGATCTTTTGGTGAAAACGATTTTAATTATTCTAAATTTTCTAAAGATTCACCTTCATTAAATAAATACAACTTTGAGACAGATTCAACTAATAGATTTGATAAAACATCTCAAGATACAACATCTATGGTCAAATTCGTAATGTCTACACTAGGACAATCTGAACACCCATATATAAAAAATAAAAATATAACAATAAATGAAAATAAAATAGAAAATACTATACCATTTAGAGTAGCACAGTTAGCATTATTAAATTCTAATAAAATGAAATTAGTTATTCCAGGTGATGTGAATATGACTGTAGGTTTAGTTATTCAATTCAATTTACCAACATTAAGTAGAAAAGAATTTGGTGAAGATGAATTTGATCAATTTTATTCTGGTAGATATTTAGTAACTGGAATTAGACACATAATACAACAAGAAAGTAAATTTATTACTGTAGTAGAAATATGCAAAGATAGTATACCAAATAGCATGGCTCCAACAGATAATAACAACCAAACATTAAATTTTCTAAAATAATATGACAAAATCCTCTAGAAGAAATTCATTTTTAGGTCAAGATGGCTTCATCTGGTGGGTAGGTGTGGTCGTTGATAGATTAGACCCATTAAATGTTGGTAGATGTAAGGTTAGGATTAAAGGTATTCATGCTGATAATCTATCTGAGGTATCTAATGAAGATTTACCTTGGGCGCAACCACTAAATCCAGTAAATGGATCGTTCCAGTCACCATCTACACTAAAAGAAGGTGATTTTGTTATGGGATTCTTTATGGATGGTGAACAAGGCCAATTTCCAATAGTTATGGGACATTTTGCTACTATACCAGAAACACCAACAAAAACATCTGTATTTAAAGACCCAAGAACTGCTACACAATTAGATAAAGCACCACAAACTATAACATCAATACAATATAAAACTGATGGTAGTGGTGTAAATATTATAAATTCTAACAGTAAAAATTATCCAAATAGATATGATGAACCAGTAACATCAAGATTATCTAGAAATGAAAACATAGATAATACAATAATAAATACGAAAAATAATTCATTACTTAAAGGTATAAAATATACATCTAGTAAAAGTTGGTCTGAACCTAAATCACCATATAATGCAATATACCCATATAATCATGTAACAGAAACAGAATCTGGACATTATATAGAATTAGATGATACAAAAAACCATGAAAGAATACATTTTTATCATAGAAGTGGAACATTTACAGAAATGCATCCAAATGGTGATCGTGTAGATAAAATTGTCGGTGATAAATATACTATAATATTAAAGAATAACAATATAGTAATATTAGGTGATTGTAATATCACAGTACAGAAAGATTGCAATTTAAAAGTAGAAGGAAATCTAAATATAGATGTCACAAAAAATGTATCTTGGAAAATTGGTGGTACTATGAATTGGGATATTGGTGGAGCAGTCACTTGGAATTTTAATAACACATATACTACAACAGTTTTAGGCAATATGACTACAACAGCACCTTTAATAGACTTTCACGGATAATATATCATATGTCAAATAATACAGATTTAGATCTTTATTTTAATATACATCCAATTAAAAAAGATTTATCTTTAGCTACAGGAACTCAGGCAATTATAAAATCTGTAAAAAATCTAATATTAATGAACCATTATGAATCTCCATTCCATCCAGAGATTGGTTCAAATATTAGAAGTTTATTGTTTGAACCAACAAATTTTCTTACTGCAAACTATATAGATAAAGAGATTAGAAATACAATTCGAAATTTTGAAACTAGAGTTACTATACAAAATTTAAATGTTAATATTACACCAGATGAAAATGCATACTCTATTGTTATGCAATTTTCTACTATAGATTTACCAACACCAATAAGTATAGATTTTTTATTAACTAGACTTCGTTAAATTTTTTTATAAATAGTTATATAACTATTATATGGAATTTAATAAATGGCAACTTCAAATACAGCAGTAGATATTTCAGAATTAGATTTTGATGCCATAAAACAAAAACTAAAAAATTATCTACAAACACAACCAACTTTCACAGATTATAATTTCGAAGGATCTGCATTAAGTACACTTTTAAATGTATTATCATATAATACGCATTATAATGCGTATTATTTAAATATGATAGCAAATGAAATGTTTTTGGATACTGCAGTAAAAAGATCATCTGTTGTATCACATGCTAAAACATTAAATTATACCCCAGTATCTGCAATATGTTCTAAAGCTATTGTTAATATAATATTTTCTGGAGTAACTTCTACTACATTAACAATACCACAAAATACAATATTTTATTCAGATGCTTTAAATTCGTCAAATTATCCGTTTGTAACAACACAAAATATAACGTCTACAGTTGTAGCAAATACAGCAACATTTAATTTAGTACAATTAAACCAAGGACAACCATTATCATATTCATACACAGCATATTTAACAAATAATCCAAAGTGTATATTTAAAATACCAGATCTAAACATTGATACATCCACACTTAAAGTTTTTGTTAGAGACTTGAATACATCTACAACATTTACTACATATACACTTTCACAAAACCATTTAACTCTAGACCCAACAACCTTAGTTTACTTTCTACAAGAAGCTACTGATGGGTATTATGAATTATATTTTGGTAATGGTAGTTTAGGAAAACAATTAGTTACTGGAAATGTAATTACTATAACATATTTATCCACTAAAGCATCATTAACTAATGGAATTTCTACATTTACTTTGATGTCAAATTTAGGATCATATTCTGGTGTAAATATAACTACTATATCTTCTGCTGTTGGTGGTTTAGAAAAAGAATCTACAGATTCAATAAAATTCAATGCACCTAAAGCATATTCTTCACATGGAAGAGCTGTTACTAAAGATGATTATGTTAATATAATTAAAAATAGTACATCTATTGTTCCTATAGAATCTGTAAGTGTTTGGGGTGGTGATGAAGAAGTACCACCAATTTTAGGTAAAATGTTTATAGCAATAAAACCTACTGGTGGATATACAATAACACAATCTCAAAAAGATAGATTATTAAATGAAGTAATAAAACCAATTAGTGTAATTACAGTAATACCTCAAATAGTAGACATAAATTATACATATTTGAGAGTAAATTCCAATATACTATTTAATAAATCAAATTCTATAATAACTTCAGATTATTTAACACAATTAACAAAATCTGTTATTATTAATTTCACAAATACAACATTAAATAAATTTAATTCAACATTCGTATTACCAGATCTTATTTATGCAATAAGAAAAATAGATTCAAGTATAATTTCAGTAGATGCAAATATACTTACCGAAAAATATTTAATACCAACATTAGGAATAAATAATACATATAATTTAAAGTTTGGATTTCCATTAAAACGTGATTTTCTAAATGGGTCTATAGAAAGTTCACCATTTTCTACGTTTGTTGTTTCATTAAATGCAATAGTATCAGATGTAAAAATAGAAGGAACTCCAACTATATTAAATTCTATATCATCAATAGATATCAAATTTCCTGGTTCTGGTTATGTAACAACGCCAAGTATAATTATACTGGGTGATGGTACTGGTGCTACAGCCACAGCTACAGTAATAAATGGAATTTTGTCATTTATTACTGTAACAAATCCTGGAATAAATTATACCCAAGTAATAGTCAAGATATCTGGTGGTGGTGGTGGTGGTGCTGCTGCTATACCAAATTTAAGTGGTAATATCATAAATCTTAGAACATATTATTATTCTAATGGAGTAAAAACTATACTATCTGATAATATAGGAAGTTTAAATTTTGATACTGGAGAGGTTTCAATATTACAATTTAACCCAACAAGCTTAAATGATCCTTTAGGTATTTTTGCAATAACGGTAAAACCAGATACTAGTATTATAACATCAAAGAGAGATAGTATTGTTACATTAAATGAATTTAATCCATTATCTATAAGCACAACTATATCATTAGCATAATCTATGAATAAATCTATACTATCATCAATAAATATCACAAATAATCTCCCTGCATATATCAGGGATGATTTGAATTATTCTAAATTTATAACATTTTTAGAATCTTATTATAATTGGTTTAATGATTCTTATAATTTAAGAGATTTTGATAAAAACATAGACATAGATAATACCCTAGACTCTTTTATTCAATATTTTAGTGCCGATTTCTTGCCAAATTTTCCTACAATATCTACTACTGAATTAATACAAAATAGAGTTTTATTATTAAAAATATCTAAAGATTTCTTTATGGCAAAAGGAACTCCAGATTCTTTTAAATTTCTATTTAGAGCATTATTTAAATCAGATGTGGATCTAATGTTAACTCAAGAATTTGTATTAACAGCTTCTGGGGGGGCTTGGATATCTCCAAAATCAATTAAAATTAAAAGTATAGATCCAATTTTCCTAAAAATTACTAATTATAAAATTTTTGGCACAACATCAAAAACATTTGGTGTTATAGAAAATTCATTAATATCTGGTAAATATACTAAAATTTATATATCAGATATAAAAAGATCATTTATTGCTGGAGAAGAAATAACTATACTAGATAATAGAAATTTACCTGTATATCAACAAAATGGTTCTATTGTTTTATATAATACCACACCACCAATTGGATCTACAAAATTAACATCTAATATAATTGGTGCATTATCATCTATTGATATAGATCCAAATAACAGAGGCCAATTAGCTGTAGTTGGTGATCCAGTAATTGTTTATACTGGATTAATAGGGGATAACCCTATTGGTGCCACAGCAGAAGTATCATCTATATCTGCTGGAGGAATAACAGCGGTGCGTGTACTTTCTGGGGGAGTTGGATATTTACCAACATCAAACATAGTATTTTCTTCTGCTGGAAGTGTTATACCAACAGCAAAAGCTAGTATATTTGTTGATTATGCTAATACAATTTCCACAAATAATATTATTACAACACTAATTACTGGTGATGTAGCTAATTTAGTTATAGGTATGAGTTCTTACCCATTTATTAATACAGCATTTGGTTTTGCCAATAATGCTAATGCTAATATTGCATTAACTTCAGTTTTACAATTATCAACTATATTAACGTACCCAATAAGTAATATTATAATATCATCTCCTGGATATGGATTTACGACATTACCAACAGCAGAAATTGTATCTAATATAAACATTAATACCAGCAATGTTAGCACAAATACTATATCAAGCCAACAAATTGCTTTAAATTCAATAGGGATTTTAGCACCAATACAAATATTAAATAGTGGATCTGGATATAATATATCAGATGTTATTAATATAACCGGAGGTTCTGGTTATGGTGCATACGCAAAGATTACTGGATTATTACCAACATCAAATGGTATTGCAAATGTTGCGTATTATCAAACAACTGGAAACATATTACCAGAAGGTGGTATGGGATATAAATTATCTGCTAATGGGCTACCAAATATAACAATTACCAGTTCTGGTGGTTCAAATGCAAATTTAATTGTAACTCAGATATTAAGTTCTGGATTACAAACCGCTATAGACACAGCAACTGTTGGTGAGATTACTGGAATAAAGTTAACTAATGCTGGAGAAAGCTACCAAACAACACCATTGGTATCTATTAAAGTATTAGATATAGTATCCTCAAATATTAGTGTTCCATATTTACTTGGTAGTGGATATTCTTATATATATCAAGGTGCAAGTTTTATCACAAGCACGTTTAAATCTAGAATTTCATCTATTACATTATTAGATTCTAGATCTGCCAATACAATAATGGATGATATTTTTTTAGTACGAACATTTAATTATGAAGGAACTGCAAATTTAAATTCTGCATTTTTAACTTTCCATGATGCAGACCATGATATTGATTCTGACGCAGATATTGACGATATACAATTAGCAATTTTGTCTAGTACAGTTTTTAAAATAGAAACATCATATTTTAATAATGGATTTAAATTTTATGGTAGCGGAACAGCTAAAGCTACTGCTAATTTTTCTAGTGCTACAGAATCTGATCCAGGATTTTATTTATCTGGAAAATCATTATTATCAGAAAACTCCATC